ATGACAGGGGCGGGCCGAAACCCGCCCCTCGCGATGAGTCGAACGATCAGCCGTCGCCGCCCGCGGGCGGGGCGACGTCGCCGTAGACAAAAGCCTCCGGCCGATAGACGGCCAGCGCCAGGCGCTCCTCGGCGAGGATCGTGACCTTGTTGCGGACGAAGTCGTCATTCTGGAATCCGACCTCGATCCGGCTCGCCCACTGGTCGAAGATCTGCGCCCCGAGTTTGAAAGCGCCGGTCAGGAACTTGCCGACGGCCATCGACTGGGTGGAGACGACCGGAAGGCCCCACAGCGTCGGCTGGGCCGGCGCTTGCGGATTGCCGATGATGTAACGGCCGAGATCGTCTTTGATGGACTCGATATTGTACCAGTCGATCGGGTTGAGCACATGGCCGGTTGCGGGATACTCGGCCAGCGCAGCCTGAAGCATGGCGAGCCGCAGAACGTCGATCGACGTGAACGGCGTCGGCGCAGTCGCGCCCGCGGGAACCGCAAATGCGGTAGCCTGCGGAATGATGCCATGCAGGTTTTCGCCGGTCCCGTCACCATTGAGCAGCTGCGCCTCCTCGACGAGAGCGAGACCGTAGAGCAGGCGGCCGTCGATCAGCGAGCGGATCTGCGGGAAATCGGACAGGATCTGCTTGGATGCGCGGAACCAGTGCGCGATCACCTTGGTCGCGACATCCTTGTCGGTCAGCTTGAGGTCGGAATTCGGCTTGACCGCCCCTTCCGCCACCGGCGCGGCAGCGTTGGTGAAACCCGTCTCCTGAATGTACTGGATGAGCGGGCTGTCGGTCTGGCCTGGCGTCAACAGATCGCGGACAGTGAGACGGCGCTGCGGCAGCTCCAGCACACCGGCAAGTCGGTTAGGAGCAATGCCAGCACCAGCCGCGCCGGCGGTGTCGGTTGTCGCCGTCGTGATGTCGGCCTTGATCGACAAGCTGGCCGATGCGCCGCTGCGCGGCGAATCCGCGAGGGACTTCAGTTCCGCAGTCTCGATGAACTGCTCGCCGAACGACTTCTGGCCAGTCTTGCCGCCCATATCGCCACGGGCGAGCTTCTGCTCCATCTCGGCGACCTGTTCGGTCAGGCCATTCATCTTGACCAGCGCCTCGTCGGCCTGTTCCTTCAGGTTCTTTCCGAGATCCTCCCCCGCTTTCGCCTTGCCGAGCGCGTCTTCCGCGATCGCCTTGACCGCGTCGACGGCCTTCTGGTGATCGGCCTTGATCTCGGCGGCGAGTTCAGCGGCGGTCTTGGTGCCGCTACCCGACCCGTCCTCAGGCTTGAAAGCGATTTTCGGCCCAAAACGGAACATGGAGGTGGACGCGGCGAGAAAAGCGATGCCGCCCGCCGCGAGAATGCGATGGTGAGTCATGGTGATGTCCTGTCAAATTGAGGGAAGGGCTTTATCGGCCCAGCATTGCCCGACAGAAATCGAGCGCGTCTTCCGCTGCGGCTGGTTCCCCCAGCCCTTTCAGGTGGAGGCGCGCGGCACGCTCCGCCTGCGAGTTCGAAAAGCCCAATCCCTTGAGCCACAATTCGAACTCCCGCTCCGTCAGCCGTTCCCCGGCCTTCAGCTTGTCCGTCAGTTCGTGCGCCGCCTTCGCGGCTTTCACGCTGCCGATGGTCGCATTGTCGTTCGCCCCGAGCGAAACGACGGAAACTTCCCGAAGGTCGACCTTTTCCAGTGTCCAGACATGCGTCGACGTGTCGACCGAGTATTCTTTGATCCGATATCCGATCGAAAGGCCGTCGATGTCGCCTTCTTTCAGCAACTCATAGGTCTCTCTGGCGCGTTGGACGCCGAGATTGAGGCGGCCTTTAAGCAACAGGCCATGATCGTCCTCGCTCGCCTCCAGCCATTTTCCGATCGGCTGCGAAGGATCGTGCTGCCAGAACATTTTCGGCATCGTTCCTGCGGCCTTGTGCGCCGCGAGGGATTCCGTGAACGCTCCCGGCGCGACGATGTCGCCATAGCTGTCCGGCTCGCCGCCGAACGTGCTGCCATAGCCAACGATCTCGCCCTTCTCGCCAAGCGACTTTATCTCGAGGCGCGGAGGAGACCACATTTCCTGAGATGCGGCATTCTTGAGCTGCGATTTCATCGTCATCCTTCCTCGGACATGATCTGACGCAGCGCCTCTTCGTCGATATCGGCGATCGGGCGGTTTTGCATCTGCATGCGGGGCACCTCGCCGCCCTCGACCGGCGGCAGGTTTTCAAGCGCGCGAACCTCGTTGATCGTCATTGCGCCGATCTGGGTCATCTGCTGGTAGAAGCGGGCGCGGCCGGCGCTGTCGGCCCGCAACAATCCCTCGAGATTGAACTCGATAGTCACGCCGGAAGCGCGGTCCTGCGGGGTCAGGAGCTGCTTTTCCAGCGCCTGCTCGATCCTTTTCAGCCGGCGACGCAGCGTGAATTTCTGGAAACCAAGCGTCTGTTGTTCAAGGCCGCTGCCCCAGCTCGTCGACTTTTCGGTGTGCCCGATCATGAAGGGCGGAACCCCGAAGAAGCGGCAGATTTCCTCGACTGTCAGAGAAAGCGTTTCCAGCATCTGCGCATCGACCGGATTGATCGAAATCGCCTCGATCTTCGAACCGCCCTCGGAGATGTATGGACGGCCGGTGTTCATCGCCCCGAGATACCTTTCGGTCAGGACGCTCTCAGCCAGATCCCGTTGTTCTTTCGATAGCCATTTCTCGAAAGACACCTGAACGGACGGCCGCATTCCGTTCCGGAACATCGATCCCGCCGCGCGCTGCGCGGCACGGGCTAGGCCGAATGTGTTGCGTCCGAAACGAAGTGTGGACATGCCGCCGAGAGGATCGCCGCCGAAGCCTCGGATATGCAGCATGGTGCGGTCGCTCTCGACGAAATATCGGCCCTCCTGCGCCCACCGATATTCGATCGTCCCATTCTGAAGCCGCCGCACCGAAACCAGCGCCGGATTGACCGGATGCAGGCCGGTAACCTTCCCTGCGGCCCGCTCGATGCGGGCATAGGCGTTGCCCCACAGCTCGATCGAGGCGGTGATGAATTCCCAAAAATCCACTGCGGTCTGGTCGTAGTTCGGGCTGTCGTGCAGGACACGATACAGCGCATGGTCGCGCGACACATCGCGGCGACCGTCACGGTCGCGCTTGTAAACGTTGAGCGGCAGGCTGGCGATCGTGCCGGAAAGCAGATTGACGCACCCCCAGACTGCCGACAGGCCAAGAACGCCCTCGTCGGAGACGATCTCGCCGGAATCGCTGGCAAGCCGCTTCCAGACAACATCGTCCGGCTCGCGAATAGTCAGGTTGCGAACGGCCGTTTCTGCGGCCTTCAGGGCGAGGCGTCGAAGAATGTTCACACGGCACCTGCCATCGCCTGAAAATACTCGTCCATGCTGCCACCTTCCTCGGCCTGCATCGCCAGACCGACGCCCATCACCGCGGCGACGATGCCGTCGATCTTGTCGAGAGAGTTTTTCTTGTCCGGCACGTAGTTGAGATTGACGTCGAAACGCACCGTGCAGTGCCCGGCCATCCAGGCGAGCACCGGGTGCCCGCCATGCTCCACCTTGCCCGCGAAGATCAGCCGCTCGAATTCCTTGGTCGGCCCGGAAAGCGTCTGATGACCTTGCCGCATCTCGATCTGCAACTCGCCATCCATTCCGTCATGCTGGAGATCACCGGCCAGCTTGCGGGCATTCCATGGGTCAAAGCCGAATGCGAGAACGTCGAACTGGGCGCAGGCGTCCTTGATCGCCTCCTGCACGAACGCCTGGTCGACAGCGTCGCCCGGCGTTGTCCGCAGCGCGCCGTCGGCAACCCATTGCCTCCAGTTCACCCGTCGATCTTCCCTCGCCCGCGCGTCGAGCGTGTCCTCAGGCACCCAGAACAACGGGATAAACACCCACTTTTCGTTCGTTTCATCTGGCGGCAGCACGACGACAAGAGCGGTGAGATCGCGCGTTGAAGACACGTCACAGGCGACGTAGGCTTTCCGTCCCTTGTGCTGCACCCAAAGC